GGCCGGATGAAGAAGAAAGCATTGAGTTGGAATTGCAACGTTTTGGCTTTTCACAGGTTGCACGAAAACTGCGCGCACACGGCGCGCTCATGAGTCTTACTTTATCCAACAAAATGATCAGTCAATGCTTCAAAATTAGGGGAAAGAACCAACCCCTGAGAACTCAATTGGAGGTATTCAACGTGAAACATGCCTATCCAGTCCCAGACTACAGCGATCCGATGACATTGTTTATGGGCATATGCTGTCGCATGGCGGGAGAAATTATTCCGCCCGTGGTGGACGAACAAATACTACTGTTTCACTTTACGAGGGAGTGGATGTCGCATTTTGTCCCACGCCTGGAGAGCGCAATTTTAGGCGCTGACTGGTGTCACAATGCACGAAGGTGGATTGATTCGATGGACAAAAACTCTGCGACAAAGAGCAGGTGGTTGAAGGTTTGGGAGAACATTGGTTTGGATGACCACCATGCAAACATGCAAGGATCCATGAATGCGGGCGAAAGGATAAAAGAATTGGTGTGTGGCGCTTTCGGGAAGGATGAAGCTTATGCATGCAAGGATTCCAGGAAGCCCGCTCAGGATTCAGTTGCCAGCGGGGGAATAACACCTGCCAGGAACATTATGGGCATAACTGATTACGAGCGGATCGCGTTTGGCGATCTAATCAAGAAGGTTTGTCAGGAGATGTTGGGTACGCTCGTCGGCGGACACACAGTCTGCGGGTTGACCCCGAGGGAAATGTGCACGGTTCTGTGGAAGAAGTTCTGCCACGTGCTTTGCGCCCTCGGCTTGGATTTTAGCAAATTCGAGAATTGGTTTACCCGAGTTAGGATGTGGGTTCTGGCTGTAAACGTCGAGCACGCGATAGTGAGGGGCAACCCTGTGATCTTTCGCACTTTTTGTTATTTCACCATGCTAGAGGCGACGGGCAAGTTTCGCTCCAGCACTTTTTCAGGCCAGACCATGAACGGACACAACCCGAGCGGAACACATTGGACGTACTTTCGCAATACGGTTGCTAATTGGATAATGTCTAAACTTGTCGAGTTTATGTGTACTGGGAAATGGCCCAGGATTCAACCTACTCTAGAGCTTCACAATGTGGGAGATTTGGATTTGGCGGAGCCAGCCGAGGTGTACGGTGGTGATGATGCCAAAACGGTTGATCGTGGCCAAAAACAGGAATACTATGATAAAATTGGGGTTCCAATAAAATTCGAAGGAGATGGGTCTCCTGAGGATGTCGCATTTTTCAAGATGAGGAGTGTTGTCAAGACTGACGGCTCAATCGGGATAGCGGCTGACATAGAAGAGATGGTTACAAAACTGGTATGGGTTGCAGGCAAATTAGCCAAGAGCAAGGAGAGTAAAATCCTGGCTATGTACAAGGCTAAAGCTCTAAGTTATTTATGTTTGGCACCCGACAATCCTGTAATATCTAAAATATGCAGCTTGTTTTTATTTAACAACAGACGTATTGATGTTAGGACAGCAAAAAGACACATGGACCCTTGGCATTGGGAACGTGTGCAGATGGCTATCGAGGCTGAAAGAAAGCTCGACAAGAAATATGAGAACGGCCACCACGTCTGGTATGAGGGAAATTATGATAACAACATCACTTATGAATGTGCTAAAATGCTAAATTGCAGCTCATCGATGTTATTGGAGATCGATGAACAAATAACGTATGCTGGAGGAAGGTTTCACGGGTTGGAGCGTTTATCTGAGATTTTCTCGACGTGCACTCGGAATGTGTATGATTTGTACGTCACTGATTCTAACATGATATTCACAAGACCAAGGCCCTTACACAGGAAAGCTACGAAGGCTGCACTCGAGGCCTCATTGGCCGTGGGGAATGCGAGATGGAGGGACTATCGGATAGCGGAGACTATCCACACCGGGATTTGAGACACGTCTTTAGGCACTGGGTGCCAAAGTTCTCACAATCCATTTTCGGTGCGTCCAAATGGG